AAAGAAATCGTATGAATATAGGTTTAAAGATAAGTACAAATTATCCTTTAGATAGAGAGATAATAAAAAAAAACAGCGACTTAAGTCATTCAATGATACAAATGAAGGAGACTAGTGGTTTAATTATTTTATTAAGATACATGCAAAAACATACACAGGAAAATAAAATGATTATACCTGAGTTTAAAACAGATAGAAGATATGAACATTAGAAAAATATTAGGTCCTCCTGGTACAGGTAAGACAACTAAACTTATTAATTATGTAAAAACATTTGTTAAACTTGGTACACCTATTGATAAGATAGGATACTTTGCATTTACAACTAAAGCTGCTAACGAAGCGGTCGATAGAATGTTGGATGCATATCCTAAATTACAGAAAAAAAATTTAAAATATTTTAGAACATTACACTCACTAGCTTTTAATCAACTAGGTATAAAGAAAGCGCAAGTAATGCAGGACGAACACTACGAAGATATAGGTAGAAAACTAGGTATAGAAGTTACAGTTTATTCTAATGGAGAAGAAAAAACTGGGTTTGTAGACTCTGATAGCGAATACTTTAATATTATAAATGCAGCACGAATTAAAAATGTATCTATTGAAGAAGAATATAATACAGACATGTATTCTGAAGACATCGACAAGCATCAATTACAAATTTTAAAAGACGAAGTAGACAATTATAAAGCAGCATATGGACTAGTAGATTTTACTGACATGATTGAAAGATTTAATGTGGCAGAAATGTGTCCGAAATATGATGTAATATTCGTTGATGAAGCACAAGATTTGTCGCCAATACAGTGGAAAATGTACGATATACTAAAGAAAAATTCTAAATATGTTATATTAGCTGGCGATGATGATCAAGCTATTTATGGTTGGGCTGGTGCAGATGTTAAAAGATTCCAGGATGAAAAAGCTAAGGACATAATTTTGCCACAATCTTACAGAGTACCACGACAAGTACAACACATAGCTGATCAAATATTAAATAGAATACCAGACGACAGAAGAATTAAAAAACAATGGGCACCGCGTCCGGAATCAGGGACCACAAATCATATAACCTCAATCGAGGATGCACCGTTGCATAATGGTGACTGGTTAATTTTAGCACGAACTAATGATAAATTAATAAAATTAAAACCTATTTTAAAAGATATGGCTATTTACTTTGAAATAAAAGGTAGAAAGAGTTATAAAACAAGATTGTATACAGCAATTAATAATTACACGAGATGGACTAATGGAGATAAATTATCTCTATTAGAATGTAAAGATTTATTAGAATTTTTAGAAGAAGAAAAAATACCTACTGAAGAAAGAATGTACGATTTATTTGAATGGGGTTATTCTAGAACAGAACAATGGCATGAAGTTTTTAAAACAGATCCAGAAGAAAGTTTATACATAAGAGAAATGTTAAGATTAAAAGAAAAATTATCTAAACCAGCAAGAGTAAAATTATCTACAATACATGCAGCAAAAGGTGGTGAAGCAAATAATGTTTTATTAATTTTAGATAATACAAAAAAAATAAGAGACTCGATAGAAAGAAACGAAGACAAACATGATGAGGAACAAAGAGTTTGGTATGTGGGTGTAACACGTACAAAACAAAACTTATACATACTAACAGCTAAACATGAGGATAAAGGTTATGACATCGAAAGTTTGGGATAAGCAACACGGAGGATCACATTATCAAAAATACAAAATACAGCCAAGCAAATTTGTAGTTGAGAATGAGTTGTTATATCCAGAGGGTTGTGCTATAAAATATATTATTAGACATCGTGATAAAGGAAAAAAACAAGACTTGGAAAAAGCAATACATTTTATAGAAATGATAATTGAAAGGGACTATGGAACCAAATAATCACATACCATTCTACATGGGATTGTTTACATGTGTTTTAGTATTTTATTTTTTGGCTCAACTATTATGAAGATACCTACATTTAACGCACAAACAGAATGGGTAATACCCACAGAATTTCCAGACCTACGAAAGGTTGATGAAATTGCAATTGACTTAGAAACAAAAGATCTAGATTTATTAAAAAAAGGTTCTGGTTCTATTATTGGTAATGGTGAAGTTATAGGAATTGCTGTAGCAACAACACATTACAAAGGATACTTTCCTATTGCACACGAAGGTGGTGGCAACATGGATCGTAAAAAAGTTTTAGAATGGTTTCAAGATATTCTTAAAACAGACTCTACAAAAATATTTCACAACGCAATGTATGACGTATGTTGGATTAAAGCTATGGGTCTAACAATTAATGGTATGATTGTTGATACAATGATAGCTGCAGCTGTGACTGATGAAAACAGATTTAGATATGATCTTAATAGTTTGTCATGGAAGTATTTAGGTTTTGGTAAAAACGAAACTGCACTTGCAGAAGCAGCAGCTGAATGGGGAATAGATCCAAAGTCTGAAATGTATAAACTACCATCACTCAATGTTGGATCTTATGCTGAACGTGATGCAGAAGCTACGTTTGGTTTATGGCAAGAAATGAAAAAAGAAATTATATCACAAGACTTAGAATCTGTTTTTAATTTAGAAACAGATTTATTTCCATGCCTGGTTGACATGAGATTTAAAGGTGTAAGAGTAGATGTAGAAGCAGCACATGTATTAAAGAAAAATTTAATTAATGAAGAGAATGAATTACTTAATGCAATTGAAAAAGAAACTAATGTGCGTCCACAAATATGGGCCGCAAGCAGTATAGCACAAGTGTTTGAAAATTTAAAGATAGAGTTTGAACGTACAGAAAAAACACAAGCACCAAGTTTTACAAAAAACTTTTTACAGGAACACAAACATCCTGTTGTTAATATGATTGCAAAGGCAAGAGAAGTTAACAAAGCACACACAACTTTTATTGATTCTATTTTACGTTATGAACACAAAGGTAGAATACATGCAGAGATAAACCAATTAAGAAATGCTGGGGGTGGCACGGTAACTGGTAGGTTCTCCTACCAGAATCCAAATCTACAACAAATACCAGCTAGAAACAAAGACTTAGGACCTAAGATAAGGTCATTATTTATACCCGAGGAAGGCCATAGATGGGGTTGTTTTGACTATTCCCAGCAAGAGCCTAGGCTGGTAGTGCATTATGCTGCCTTATACAAATTACCGTCTGTTTATGATGTAGTAGACGCATATCAAAATGATGCTAACTCAGACTTTCACCAGACTGTAGCCGACATGGCAGAGATACCAAGATCACAAGCTAAGACAATTAACTTAGGATTATTTTATGGTATGGGTAAAGCTAAATTGCAGGCAGAACTTGGAGTGTCTAAAGATAAAGCCGCTGAATTATTTAATACGTATCATGGTAAAGTACCTTTTGTTAAACAGCTTATGGAAAAAGCATCTAACAGAGCACAAGACCGTGGACAGATAAGAACTTTACTTGGCAGACTTTGCAGGTTTCATTTATGGGAACCAAATAGTTTTGGTATGCATAAGGCCATGTCACACGAAGATGCATTGGCGGAACATGGACCAGGGATTAAAAGAGCTTACACATACAAAGCATTAAACAAATTAATACAAGGTAGTGCAGCTGACATGACAAAAAAATCTATGTTAGAATTATACAAAGAAGGAATTGTAGCACATATACAAATACATGATGAGTTGTGTCTATCAATAGAAAATGACGCACAGGCAAAAAAGATTGTTGAGATTATGGAGCAAGCTGTTAGTCTAGAAGTTCCAAACAAAGTAGACTACGAACATGGTAAAAACTGGGGGAGTATAAATGACTAATGGCTTATCTTAATGCAAACATACCAGTAATAGAATGTTACGTTAGAGGTAACTATCTTAGAGATCAAAAAGATTCACACGATAAATATTTTGAAGTAGGTGTATTTGGATTTAGCTCTATTCCAAACAGAGTACCTTTGTTTCATTTCTTAATGGAAGATGGTGGCCTGTGGTGGCGAGCACCTATATCAGCGTTCTGTGCAAAACCAGGAGTAAAAGAATTACCATTAGATGAGTTAGTTATGTGGGATTGTTTTAGTTATAATGTAAGTGTTACAACCTTCTATGAGTTAGCCGGTGCTACAATGCAATATACATCACGACGTAAAGTAAAGCGTAAAGGTAAATATTTATTTACAATTGACTGGGGTTCAGGAGACTTTAACGAATTAAATTTTGGCTATGCAGAGAAGCCAGACCAACATAAATGTGGACACGTACTTCAATTAGAGGACGGAAACTTTGCAATACAGCCAAATAATAGGCTTAAAATGTTTGATGCCTCTATGGGTGTGGACCCATCAAAAAACTTGATTAATAGATTAGTAACAAGTAAGATATACTCCGTGGAAAATTCAGCTAAATGGATTACCGATGAACATGAACAAGGTAGCTATGATTATCAGCTGAGAAATTTGGAGGAAGACGATGATAAATAAATACAAAGAAAAATTTATGATCTGGCAATTGCATAATAGAAGAGAAATCATATGTGCTGTTGCAGGATTTATATTAGGGGCTATTATATTTTAGTTTATGCCCTATGAACCTAGCAGATCTATTAAAGAAAAACATAGTTATGGTCCCTGTGGTAGCTTCAGTGCTAGTCGGAACGTTCACAGGCGTTAGGTACATTGTAAATTTAACAGACACAATTAATTCAAATCAACAAGAAATCGTAGATCTTAAAAGAGATTTAAAAGTTGCGGAAGATAAAATTACAGATCAAAATACAAGATTAACTTCTGCAGAATCTACGTGGCAGATGGCAGAAAATTTATACAGACAGTTAGCAGATCAAGTCAGAGAACACGACTATGATATTAAGGATTTAAACAGGTAATGTATGGAGGTTCTCAGGATGAATTACTACTTTACAGGTATACTTATTCTGGCTCTTACAATACTAGCGTTGTTTGTAGAACCTGCGTATCCTAGAAACGAATATCTTAACGAGTACGGTGTAAGATGTGGTGAAATGGAAGTAAGCACAGAAAGACGTGATACTGATTATAATTATTCTGACAGTAGCACTAATGAACAACAGTATTTAAGATTTACCTACAGAAAATATTTAGGCACAGACTGTAAGACATCAAAAGAAAACGTAGCCATCAAACAACAATTAGAATTAATGAAGATGTGTGGTAGAGTAAATAGTAATCCAAGTCTTGCACTTAATGAAAACTTTGCTTTACTTGTATCAAAATGCAGAGGTGTATCTCCTGCAAGAGATAACACTAGACCATCTGATTCAAAAAGTTTGTGGGATGACATGAAAGATGAGTATAAAAAAGATAATCCAGATATCAATTTAATGGGTGATAAGTTCATAAAACCCAGTAAAAAGAAGCTTGTTATACCTAAGTATTTAACTGAAGACGAAAATGTGATATTACCTTTACCTAAACCAAAAGATGATTGATAGAATTATATATAAATTTTGCGGATATTTAGATTCTTATTCAGAATGGATGGTAAAATTATTCTTTCCGCCTGAAAAAAAAAAGAAAAAGAAAAATGGCAAATAAACCACTAAGAATTTCTGAAGAAGCTGCTGTACAGATGCCGATGAAAACGGTTGCCAGTTTGATTTGTATGGTCGCAATCGGCACCTGGGCTTATTTTGGTATCATTGAGACGCAAAACAAAATTCAAACTACAGTAGAGTTAATGCAAAAAGATTTAGTGGAGAATACAGATTTTAGAATCAAGTGGCCACGTGGTCAACTAGGTTCATTGCCCGCTGATTCTGAGCAATTCATGATGATCGAAGACCTGTATAAAACTACGGATAAGTTAAACAAACATATAGAATCTATGGCGTTAAACAAAGTCAACATAGAATTTTTAACAAAACAAATGGACAAAGTTTTAAATGATATAGAAAAATTAAAAGATGCGTCTAGAGAAATGAAATATACAAATGGTAATGGAGGCACACATTGATAGAAGCTGTTGTAGGATTGTTGATGTTTATGAACGGAGAAATTAAAGAGGCACGTTTGCAAGAATCTATGGCTCAATGTCTACGCGGCAAGCGCGAAGCTGAAAGACAATATTCAGAAACTATATCTTATAAATGCTGGAAGGGTTCTGCAGAATTAGAGGATAATATTGATGGATCAAAATCGATCAAGAAGCTTATCATTGAATAATGAAGAAAGCAAATAAGAAAAGAAATCCTATTGCAAAACAACTTAGACATTTTAAACAAAAAGTGATAAAGAATAAGAAAGCATATGACAGGAAAAAACTTCAGAATTGAAGCAGAGATAGTTAATGGCAAGTGCCCAACTTGTAGTGAGTTTACTACGTTAGTTGGTCTTACTAAACAATTTTATAGATGTATGAATTGCGGTTCTGATTTAGAGCAGCATGTAAATGGTAAGATAAGTTATTTACCTGTAATGACTTCACATAAAGATGCTAAATTATTTGTAAAAGAATGGCTAGAGTAAGCTTTAAATTCTTTACACCTAGAGAAAAACCGCCTAAACGGCCTCGGCGTCATAAAAAATCGTTAAATAAGTCAGAAAAACGTTCGTATAAAAAATATAATCGTCAGGGCAGGTCTTGACAAATATCCCATAAGATACTATATAGAAAGACAGAAAGGAATGATTATGAACCAACATTTTATAATAAGATATAAAGTAGAAGACGATATACCAGTGTGTCCAGATCATATTTTAAATGAATTAAAAACACATGTAGAAATAATACAGTCTAAAATAGATGCTAAAAATTTATTTGGCAAACATACTTTAGAATTAAGAGCAGTAAAGGAGGGATGGTTTGAAGAAACTAACAATAACGAGTAAAAATATAAGCCAAAAGCAATGGTCTAATCTTGTATTAGAAATGAATCTAATTAAGAAATCTTGGGCACCTTACGCAAAGTTAGAGATACAGGGACCAGGGATCAAGAAAATTATATCTTTTGGTACTAGAGTTGGAGGCGAAGATGCAAAAGAAAATAGATGATGCAGCAATTATGTATAACAAAACTAAAGATCCATATTATAAGGATCTTTGGTATAAACTTGTAAAGGAATATGCAAATGGACCTCATAATATTAAACGATGGTCTGTACCAACTGATTCCAGTCACAAAACAGATGATGGATGGAATAGTGTTGACAGGCGAATTTGATTGTTTTGCGTTGTGTGATATATTAAAATTAAAGTTAACAACTTATTATGAGCATCCTATCAATGCTCATGTAATGCATAATGGTAGTGGAAATTTTTTTGGCTGTATTTGTAAGTAGTCTACCACTACTATTTATTGTTCTACTACTGTTGTTGTGGAACAAAGAAAAAATTTAAGAGTATGAAAAGGACCTCCGTCCATATAACGCCTAGCGCTATTCCCTGTACGGCAACCTTTGAAGCCGCAAGTCCGGTGGAGGTGTGGAGCCTTTGGCCCTGTAAAAGTACGTGCACGGAAATTACGGGGTTTGATATGAATTAAATAGTTTGATCTGGAGTACAAGTAAATCTAATATACATATTATACTTATTTACCTCTGTTCTACCGATTTCTTGCATTTTATTTAAAGATTCTTCGTAACCAAAAACCATACAATCATACTGAGTATCAAATCTTTCTGGCCAATGATAAGGTGGCATACAAGTACCCGCTACTTGCGAACAAATAATTAAACTTAACAAAAATTTCATTGACACCTATTGTATATTGTGAGATAAATCCCATATGTTAAACATTAAGAAAGGAGTGTATCACAATGACTGATATAACAAAATATAAAAACGTCTCATTGAGTCATAAGACCTATGACCTAATTGATAAGATAAGAAAAGTAATACAACCAGACACAGTACTAAGCAGATCACAAACGATTAGCATATTGGTGAACGAGAAAGCGAGGAAACTGAATGGAAAAGTCAAAGAAAAATAAAATAATTTGTCCAACATGTAAGGGCAACGGTTTTGTAAGAATACCTTACAGACTAACTAAAGAAGAAATTACTGCACAATGTGGTGTATGTGACTCGGAAGGAGAAATAGATGCGGATAAAGCTGATAATATTATTATTGATTCTGATGGCATTCACACATTGCAGTAGGTATGAGTTTGATGGGTTTGACCCTACAACTTCTGCCTTACGTTGGATGATTAAAGGAGGGAACAATGAATAAACGTGGATCAAATGATCTTGAAGAACAAATAGATACTTTGAAAGCTGAGAAGGTTGCTTTGTATGCTGATGTAAAAAAATACAGAGACGAGAACGAAGCATTACAAAAACAAAAAATCCTTTTACAAAACCAATGTAGAAAGGCTGGCGGCGCTATCTTTAATCAAGAAAAAGTAATTGAAGGTTTAAAGAAAGATATTGATAGAGTGTCTGAAGAAAGAGATAACATTGTAAGAATGTTAGGTGACGGCAAAGATGAGTGATGATGTAAAGTATGGTGTTTTTAGTTGGGGCCCTTGTATTGTACAACTAAAGATATCTGAAGATTTTAGAAAAAAACTTTTAACTGAGGCTGAAGAGAGTAGAAAAGAAGAATTAAAATTTACTACAAAATTAGCCGGAGTTATTAAGGAAGAGTACGCCTACAGACAAAAAGAAGTATTCTTACCAGAAGTATCTCAATGTTTAGGAGTCTACGATCAAGCGTTTCAAAAGTTTAAAAACAAACCTTATGAAGTAAGACCAGAGTATCTTTTAAATTCTTTGTGGGTTAATTTTATGAAGAAGAATGAATTTAATCCACCTCATGATCATGCAGACAATCTATCGTTTGTAATATTTTTAGATATACCAGAAGAAATACAGAAAGAACAAAAGGAATATCAAGGCCAATCAGGTGGGCCAGGTAGTTTAATGTTTTTATATGGTGAGGGTAATAGACAAGCCATCACTTATCAAGGTGTACATCCTAAGAATGGTGATATGTTTATCTTTCCTTCTTGGGTAAAACATTATGTTGCACCTTTCTATTCTGATGTAACTAGAATATCTGTGTCAGGTAATGTGTCTAACTCTTTAGAATTAAATAAAGTAAAACATTATAAACAAGAAAATTTGTCTAATGAAAAGAAATAAAAAACATATTAAAGGTGATCAAGCAGAATTAATTGCTCAAGAATTTTTTATTAAAAAAGGTTACTATGTGTTTAATAATATTTCACAACATGGACCAGTCGATATGGTTATCTTAGATAAGGATGGTTATACTTTACTAGTAGATGTTAAAGCTGTATCACTTAGAACTAAGAACGGTTGGAAAGTTAATCGTATACCAACAAAGCAACAACAGAAATTAGGTGTGCATCTAGTCTATGTTAATTTAGATACACGAGAAGTTATGGATGAAATGCCCACTAAACAAAAAAAGAATAATGTAGTAGATATAAAAGAATATATGAGGACACACTTACCAGAATGATTAAATATATATTAGAAAAGATTTATCATGTATCAACGGCTTTGACGTCGTGGTCATGGACAAAGTTATATGCAGATAGGAGAAAAGGTTATGGCTACAGAAAAAAATAAAGGTGCAAAATGGGACGGAAAATCAAGGGTTTCCAACGAATTGTATAGAAAAAGACACGAAGAAATATTTGGAAAAAGAGAACAAGATGAACTAAATGAGTCTTATAAACAATCTTTAAAAAATAAAAAAGAAAGAGAAGAGAACGAAGAATACGTAAAAGAACTACAGGACAAACTGTGAGTTATAATTTTAATAGACTGTATGACTACCCACGGTCAATGCGTACATTGGTTGGTGGTAAACGACACTATGATATTCGCGAGGAGAAGCTTCCGTCGGTAACGACGATCCTTTCCGCGTGTCAGTCGGACGAGAAGAGAGCATCTCTAGAAGCATGGAGACAGCGCCTTGGTCCGAAGACCGCAGACATAGCGCGAGACTTGGCAGCCGAGCGTGGCACGGCAATGCACCGCTTCTTAGAAGCACACATTGACGGCTCGGGGCACAAGGACCTGACCCCGCTGGGCGTGCAGGCAGAGACTATGGCGCACAAGATTATAGAATCAGGGCTCAGGGACCTGGAAGAGGTATGGGGCCAAGAGGTAACATTATACTATCCTGGGTTGTATGCAGGAGCTACAGATGTTGTTGGAATCTTTGACGGCCAACCGGCTATTATAGACTTTAAACAATCAAACAAACCAAAGAGACGTGAGTGGATTTTTGATTATTTTGAACAATTGGGGGCATACTGTATGGCCCACAACTATGTTTATGGAACCAAGATACAGTCTGGAATCATTCTAATGTGTACCAAAGATTTTATGTTTCAGAAGTTTGAGGTGTCTGGACGTGAATTTGTGCGCTATCAGCACGCGTTCTTGAAGAAAGTAGACCAATATCATAGAAATTGTAACCAGGACCCAAAGGACCAGGATACAAAAAATGATCAAATAGTACAGTAAATTAGCCATTAATTTCATTTGTACCCTTTGTATACCCTTTTCACAACAAAATAAAAAAATAAAAAAATTTTTTTTTAAAACCGGTTACAATTGGTACAAATTCTAGAATTGTTATATACCAACACTTATTCGCTCAAATTTGTATCCTAGAGCAGGATACAATTGGTTACAAAAGATACAATTTTGTAAAAATGATCAAATAAGCCAGTGTTTGCAACGATTTAAGGGACGCGCGCATATGATTCGCATTTTTAAATTTAAAAATATCTGAGAGGGGAGTATACACTACCAATGAGACGAAATAAGAAATCTAAATATAGACACGTAGTTATTAAAAAGAAAAAATATTATTTTTATTCTATTACCTGGGAAGACATCACGGCGGATGGCGGCCATGCGACAACAGAAGAATTCTATAAATTTAAACCAAGTATAATGGTAACACAAGCTTACCTATTTAGTAAAGATAACAAGTATATCAGAACTTTTGCGTCTTATGAACAGAATGAGGATTTGTTTTCAGATCGTAATGTGTTTCCACGTAAGTGTATTATAAAAATGGAAAAGGTTAGTCTTTAGCAATCTTAAGTCGTTCTTGTTGTAAAACTTTAAGTCTTCTAATCTCTTCTAGTTTTTCTTCTTTAGCCATGTCACTTAAGTTTCCATGTAAATGAGTTTCAACAAACTGTCCTGTTGCTTTACCAATTAATTGTTCAAATGGTGCAGCTTCTTTTATCTTGCCTTCATCTACAAGTTTTTGTGATAGCACTTGTTGACGTCTAACATAATTATTTTTTGTAACAGTAAATGCTCTATTAACTTCATTTGATCTAGCCTGTAAATATTTTTGAATCTTTGGATTTTGCATAAGCTCAGACCCTTCAATTCTAGCCCGTTTAGGTTCGTATCCAGCGTGTATGGCTGCCTCTGTTCTTGTAGTCCTACCTTCGTTCATGATTAAATATTCACAGAATCTACGTTGCATTTCTGTAAGCTCAGTAGGATAGGCTGCCTTCTTTTTGACAATATCTCGACTCATACTTGCTTTATACATAATATCTTATATAAACACAATAGTATGAAAGCAAAAGAATTAAGACAGTTTTTAGATAAATTTTTAAAATCTCCTCTCGCACAAAACGCAAGAGTCCAAATTGAAATGCCCAACGGTGACAAATTAGACTTGTCCGAAATTCAATTGTTGGAAACTCGAATGATTGGTGATAGAGACACGCATATTTTAAATTTAAAAGGTGTACGACTGGGTGGCACTTGGAAGATGCCAAAAATTATTGGCAAGCTCTAAGAGGTTACCTTGGCGAAATTAGAAAAGGATTTGTGGCGTGAGCTTAAAGGAGTTAAAAGTAAAATTAGTTGGACAAGACTGGAAAACCGTAGCTTATTGGGCACTCCCGATCTATTGGGTTATAATGATACTGGCAGGTTTTTCACTGTTGAACTAAAGGTAACATTAGGTAACAAAATTCGTTTTTCACCCCACCAAATTAGCTTTCATGTAAAGCATAATTTAAATACATTTATTCTTGTTGCTTGTTCCCCGGACAAGGGGAAGGTTCGCTTGTACCCTGGTTCAGGGATACTGGCTCTTCAGAACTTTGGCTTGAAGCTTGAACCCTTGGCTTGCGGGCTCGAACCCTCGGTTCGTTTGCTTGAGAGCTTGTGAGCTTGCGCCTCTGCTTCCTGAGCTCTGCATAATATTTCGGGTGATACCATATCATAGTTTAGAATCATTCTAATGTTTACCGTAACTAATATTAGTTACATCATGAGACCAGCACTGTCTACAGCTGCCACACTGGCCGCCCTGGTCCGGGGCCGGGCATGTACGCGCGCCTGGCTTCGTGGTAACAGTCGACGTATGCGGCCAGCTGCCAGCGGCTGCCTGGTCAATCATTGTCATTGATAATCTTATTATTAAATTTTTTGGACATCGCTCGAGGTGGTCCCTGATCCAGGCTTCACGCGTTGGCATCCAGTGCTGCATGCCAGGCGTTAACCTGCACACTTCAAAAATTTTGTTCAGGTGGTCCAAGCTCTGGACGTCGCCGGCGTCGTGCCATCTAAATACTTTGTGTTTACTCACGGCTTGTGAGTTGATCACCACGGCCATGGCTTCAGACCAGCGCGGGTCCTTCAGGCTTGCCAGTCTTTTATATTGCGATTCCCGTATAGCGGGAAATCTTGTGTAGTTACCCTTCATTGCATAACAGCCAAAGCACACCGAGCCGGGGACCTTAGCGAGCTTGCCGCCGGTCTTGCATTCCCAGGCTGGTAAGCCGTAAGCATAACCAGGCATCTTGTCAGGCTGCGACAGTGATATAATTATTTTTTTTGCTTCTTTTATATTCATAATTCTTTCTCCTATAATATCTCATACTACAATAATATTTTCTTGTCAAGCTTGCGGCTTGAGCTCTTGCGCTTGTGGCTTGAGCGTAATAGCCATTGTCCCTGAGCCAGTCCGCGTGGATCAAGAGCACCCGGACCATTGCTGGTCCGGCCGCGTTGTGTTTATTTTTTCTAGTCGAGCAATACATAATATTGATCAGTAAAATTTTTCTGGAACCAGTCCAGGCCTTTTCTCATCAAGTCCATGTCCCCGGTTACTTCGGCACCTTTAATCGTATCATAGACAGCCACGGCGTACCTGGGCAGCTGGCAGCTCTGGCCGCTGTAAGGATTAGTTACAGTCTCGAGCGCGTGTTTAGACTTTGGATCCTCCAGCATTATTTTAAATGGTAGTTTCATATTATTTCCTTTCATTGTTATGGACCATCGGATTGAAGCCCGACAGTAATTGTTTACCGATGCATCAGGGCTTAGCCTATATCTAGGGCCAATGGTCCAGCTTTAATATAACCCATAATATCCCAGATGCAAGATAATAATAAAAATAAATTTCTTGACAGCTTGCAAGCTTGAGCGTACTGGGCGGGCCCACCCTATAAAAAGCTTGGACGCTCTGGGTGGGCCCACCCAAAAAAAAAACAAAAAAATTTTTCTAGTTGTAGTTGCACACTTTTTAAGATGTGCAAATACAACCGATTTAGTGTGGGCTGTATAGCTAATTCGTCCACAAAAAATTCGTAAATTCTTTATGTTGTCTGGGGGTACATCACACTGATAGCAACACCCCAGACTAACTTTCATTTAGTATTAAGTTTTTGTAAATAATAACATAATATCTTATATAATCCCTTGACTTTAAAAGTCAATAGTCTAAATTAATTTTTATGCAAATAAATAAAAACAATAACCGAAAGGACACTATGTCAAGAATAAGACTAAATTCCGAGTATCGTAATAAAATTGCAAATCGTATGAGAGTACATTTGGAACAGGAAGATACACAGGAAAAGAAAAAGTATGATGAACTAAAAGCAAATCAAGTTGAACTAAATGACAATGCTTGGAAGATTGCTGAAAAAATTGTTAGAAAACATTATACTAATGAAGATGTAGAAAAAGCATATTATCTACAAAATAAATTTGAAAATGTTTCAACGATTGCTAAAGACAGTTGTTTTCATTTTCATTATCAAGGTCAAAAAGAAGAAAGAGATTACGACAACAATTTAAAAATTGTTGACGCAACAATAGAAAAACATTTTGACTTTAAATTAAATGGCGACATTGATATTGATAACAATTCATCATATTCAAATGACAATGAATATGGTTATGCTTTGTTTCGTGATGAACTAAAAGCACAGGAAGATTGCAACCCAGATATTTTGATTGAACAAGAGGGAAAAGATAACAACCCACACAAAACAAAATATACTGACAACAATAATAAATATCTTGGTAGTAATAGTAATGAAACTGGCTATGGTAAAGAATGGAATGAAAAATATCAATTAGATTTAATTGGTAGAGATTATTGTAGAGATAGGTCTATTGCGTGTGATGAAAAAGATTTTAATTTTTTAATTTCTTGGAAACAGGCAAAAGGTCAATTTGTTATTGCTCATCATAAATGGATTAAATCAGTTTTAGACCAAATGAAAGAAATCAAAGTCGGTCTAAAAGGTTATAAATATTTAGACGAGGCTTTGGAACTTTGTACCGAGTTAGGTTTAAATATTACTGACCATGAAATAATTAGAACTAATAGTACAGGGCTAGTTATTTATAATCCGAAAAATCTAGCTGAAAGAATAAAAGGCATGAAAAATAAAAATGTTGATAGAAAGGACAAAATTAAGGCTAGATTATTGTACGAAAAACAACAACAAAATAGTTTAAATTAACTATTGCAATTCTGGGGTATTCCTGTAATATCCCAGAATACTAACTAACATAGAAAGGTATAAAATGAACGCAACGCAAGACGCAAGTAATAAAGCACAAAACGATATTAATAGACAATTAATATCTTATAACGAAAAACAAAACGACCTAATATTCTCAACAAGAAAGAGAATATATACTTTGGAAAAAATACAAAAAAGAGATGTACTCTTTTTACTAGGTATGAACTTTTTAGTTTGTATTCTTTGTATTTTAATTGCAGTAGAGTTTGGGGGTTTGACATGGTAGAGGGCGAAACTTTCCAAATTTCTTATTATGCTAAAAAGCATGGTAAGTTTATAACTCGAAATGGTAAATGGAATGACAAGTGTAAATATTGGTTTTCCAAATCTTTAAAACCTTTGATAACTTATTTTGATGTTGACGCAAATAATTATAGAACGGCCTCTGGAAGTTATTGGATTAAGAGAGGGGGAACTAATGGCGACGCATAATTGGTGTCATAATCCAGATTGCCATACGATTGAAACTCAATCAAGGGTGCGTGGTTCTGGAAACAATAAAGTATTACGAACTGTTAAAATAAATGTTAACAGTAGTTATATGGAAAACAGTATTTTCCAATATTTTTGTAATAACAATTGTTTGTTTCAATTCTTACATAAGTTTAGAAATGAAGTTGCAAATATAAGACCAGTTAAACAACCGAGTGAAACACCTATTAAAGTAGTAAAAGAAACATATGAAAGTAGTAGGTATAATTGGAATAGTGGTACACCAGAAAGAGTACCATACATGGCAACAAGAACTACAATTCAGAAAGGCGACAATGACTAAAAAAACTACTGTTGATGTTGAGTTTGATAATGATGTTAATTATCCTTATCACTTACAACCAGATATAATTAAGATGGCTTTGTTTATTCACAATGCTGAAGATGAACAGGAAAAAATAAACCGAGTTGAGTTTGGTGTTAGTAAGTTTGATTATAAATTTATGGCACACGTAATGGCAATGTTAATGTTGCCTTGGTTAATGGAAACTAACATGAACTCAAATGAGTTTAAAGATTGGGTAAGTAAAACAATGAGCAAGAAGAAGATGAACTAACCTAGAAAATCCCATAAGGGTATGCATAAACGACATATGTTGTTCTTGCATACCCCTAAAATTTTGCTTGGATATACTGGGTGGGCCCACCCATAGAGGTACCAGACCCAGGCAACACTACAATCGCAAAACAAAAACCTAACACCCCCTAAAACAAAAGGGGTCCCAAGCTTACCCTTTATTGTCTAATTCATACGATTAGTGTATAACTTTTGAAAACATATTGAAGATATGCTAGACACAAAAAATATTACAAAAAATTTAGAGGGTTTGACCCAGGACGAAAGTGCTAAATTAATTGAACTTGAAAGAAGCGTAGCATTGGATGAGGCTCGTCCAAATATTACAAAAAATTTTTTAAGTTTTGTTAAGTATGTGTGGCCTGAGTTTATAGAGGGGTCCCATCATAAAATTATTAATAAAAAATTTAATGATCTCGCTAACGGGAAAATTAAACGACTAATCATTAACATGCCGCCAAGACATACAAAGTCGGAGTTTGCCTCATACTTACTCCCGGCATGGATGATTGGAAAAAATCCAAAATTAAAAATTATTCAAGCAACTCACACAGCTGACCTTGCAATCGACTTTGGACGTAAAACTAAAAATTTAGTTGACCAACAAAATTATAAAGAACTCTTTCCTACAAGACTACAAGAAGATAGTCAGGCAGCAGGGAAATGGAAAACTGATAAAGGCGGTGAGTATTTTGCAGCTGGTGTTGGTGGAGCAATTACTGGACGGGGTGCTGACCTATTAATAATTGATGACCCACACAAAGAACAAGATATCCGTGCAGATGGTAAAGCTTTTGAGAAAGCATTGAATTGGTATACAGCTGGTCCACGTCAGCGTTTACAACCTGGTGGAGCTATTGTAATTGTAATGACTCGTTGGTCTACTAAAGACATAACAGGTCAATTATTAAAAGCACAATCCGAAGAAGGATCTGATCAGTGGGAGGTTGTTGAATTACCAGCTCTGCTCCCTGATGGAAAACCCGTGTGGCCTGAATACTGGACAGCACAAGAATTACTTAAGACTAAAGCCTCAATCCCTGTATCAAATTGGTTAGCACAATACATGCAAGAACCAACAGCAGAAGAAGGTGCAATATTAAAACGAGAATGGTGGCAAGACTGGACTGAAAAATACCCACCCAATTTAGATTACATTGTTCAATCTTATGATACTGCCTTTACTAAAAAAGCAACTTCTGACTTTAGTGCTATAACCACGTGGGGAGTTTTTACGACCGAGGACCACGGACAAAATATAATACTACTTAATGCATTTAAAGATAGATATGAGTTTCCCGAATTACGTAGAGTCGCTCTAGAAGAATATCAAGATTGGCGACCTGACATGGTAATTATTGAAGCGAAAGCTTCAGGGCTGCCTTTGACTCATGAGTTAAGGCAAATGGATATACCGGTTATTAACTTTACTCCGAGCAAAGGAAATGATAAACACACAAGAGTAAACTCCGTTGCCCCGCTTTTTGAAAGCGGTAAAATATGGGCGCCTATGCACGAGCATTTTGCACAGGAGGTCGTTGAGGAATGTGCCTCTTTCCCATTTGGAGAGCATGATGACTATGTGGATAGTACAACACAAGCCATTATGAGAATCAGACAGGGTGGTTTAGTTAGACACCCAGAGGATTACAAAGATGATCCAATTGTACGAGGAAGGGTAAAGTATTATGGCTAAAAGACAAACTATTGATCTTATTTTAAAAACATTTAGAGAATTAGGCGGAAATGTATCCGATGTCCTTGGTTCCCGAACCAATGTTAGTTTCTTAGGTGTAGGGGATAACATAGAACCTTTCTTAGATAGAAATTTAAATACCGAGGCTCTAGGATTTTTGTCTCAAAGTAAAGCAATCGATGAAGCTAAGAACGCTGTCGGTTTTGCGGTTGGCGATAAACTAAACGATATTCAAGCAAACAATCTTTTAACGAATCTTAATAAGATGAAAGATTTTTATATGCCACCGGCTGCTCCAGCAAACATTACGGATCTGGGAACAGGGACCAGGAACTTAGATGCAGAAGGTCTAGGTGCTTTAAGATCAAAAGCAGATGAAGCAGAATTTTTTAAAGATGTAGACGAGGCTGGAGGCATGGAAGCATTTTTAGATAAAAATCCAATAGGTGGTCCAACTAGAAAAATAAATTTACCAGAAGGTGTTGACCCAAGAGATACAATCTTACCATCAAGAATGATAGATGATCTACCACCTCCAGGTTCACGTGGCGGACCCGATGATATTGCAGCACCATTTCAAGATGCTGAAGAAACAATTAAACAACTTAGAATACAAGATCCTGATTTAGCTGACCAAGTTAAAAAAATGATGGATAAAGGTATTATGTCTACTGTTACTAACAGGGGTGACATGCCGGCTAAACGTGTATCAGCTAGAGAGTTTTTAGTAGAAGCATTAAAAAAAGATGAATACGATATAGGAACAGCTGCATTCGGTAAAACAAATTTAAATAATATTATATCTGCAGAAGATGTAAGATATATTACTGAAGGCGGTGGTGGAATTGGTGGAGATCCAATTGTATTAGTTGAAAAATACTTTGGCCCAAAAATTGCAGAAATGATTCCATCAGGTGCATCTAACGAAGAGATAATGATTTTTACTAAAAGAGTTTTAGAAAACGTAGAAGATGCTGCAGGATTAAAACCTGACAATCCAAGGT